TACAGAATCCGTTTCTGTTGTTGGTGGTGAAGAGCTTGATCCCCCACAATTCGGCAATATCATCATTAGTATCAAACCTAGTAATGGTACTGATGTTAGTGATTTCGACAAAACCGTTATTTTAGAGAAATTGAAGCAATATACGATTGCTGGTATGAACCAGAAGATCGTAGATCTCAAGATTCTCTTTGTTGAGCTTGAAAGTGCGGTCTACTATAACGAGACTCAGACACCTTCTGCTAATAGCTTGAAAGCGGAGGTAATCAGATCACTTGAAACATACTCTTCTAGTATTGACCTAAACAAGTTCGGTGGAAGATTCAAGTATTCTAAGGCTCAGAAGGTTATTGACGACACGTCTATGGCTATCACGTCTAACATCAGTAGAGTGCTCATCAGAAGGAACCTAGCTGCTGCTCTAGACACGTTTGCTCAGTATGAGCTATGTTTCGGTAACGGCTTCTACATCATCCCAGGAGGGGGCTCTATCAAGTCCACAGGCTTCCAGATCTTCGGTAACAGTCAAACCATCTATCTTACCGATATCCCCAATACAACGGCATCTGGTGCGCTTGATGGAAGCGGCAAAGGTAAGATCTCATTCATCAGTGAGAAGTTTGACGCAGAAACTGGTAACGTTGGTTATACCGTAGTTGTTGATGAGGCAGGAGTCATTGATTACACCAAAGGTGAGATTCAACTCTTCACAACACGTATTAGTTCAACCAATAAGCCCAATAGAGTAATCGAAGTTCAGGCATATCCACAATCCAATGACGTACTTGGATTGAAGGATCTTTATGTCTCATTTGACGTTTCTGCAAGTGAGATAAATATGGTTAGGGATACGATTTCCAGTGGTGAACAGATCTCTGGTGTCGGATTCTCAGTAACGTCAAGTTACGGAAATGGAAAGCTAACAAGGTAAAAACAGGTATCTCATTATGATTGGTACTGGTATTGATGTGAGGGTGAAGATTCAGGATATTGTCTCTTCCCAACTTCCAGAGTATATTCGAAGTGATTCCCCACTAACTGACGACTTTTTAAAGCAATTTTATGTCTCCCAGGAGTTCCAGGGTGGCGCGATGGACTTCGCGACCAATTTGGACCAGTATCTTGACCTAGCTAACCTTACAACCGAAGCCATTTCCGGCGAATTCTTCCTTACCCAATCCATTTCCGAGGAAGATAGCGTAGTATTCGTAAATTCCACTAAAAGCTTTCCAAATGAGTGGGGTTTATTGAAGGTTGATGACGAAATTCTCACATATACCGGCATCACAACCAATTCATTCACGGGTGTTATCCGTGGATTTAGTGGTATCACCAGTTATACCGATCCATCCAACCCAGCAGAGCTAGTTTTTGAGCAAACTACTGCTGCTAGCCACGAAATTGAAGCATCTGTAAAGAACCTAAGCACATTATTCCTAAAAGAGTTCTACGAGAAGATCAAATTTACGTTTGCTCCTGGTTTCGAGAACATCGAAGTCAATAGTGAAATCAATACTGGAAACTGGATCCGCCAAGCACGTTCTTTCTACCAGACAAAGGGTAGTGAAGAGTCATTTGAGATTCTATTCCGTGTTCTATACGGTCAAGACCCAACTGTTATTGATCTAGAGCAGTTCTTGATCAAATCTTCTGATGCAGCTTATTCCAGAAGAGATTTCTCTGTTGCAATTCCAATCGAAGGTAATCCTTCTGAGCTAAAAGGCAAAACAATCTTCCAAAGCAACGATGTAAGCGTATTTGGTGCTGTATCTGAGATTGAGCCGTTTACTAGAGACGGAAGACTATATTACAGACTCTACTTATTCGTCTCTAATGACGAAATCAAGAATGAGAGAAAACTATTCACCATTCCCGGCAGAACCAAGGCACAAAGGGCGTGGAAGCAAGGTGATACTACAATTACCGTAGACACCACTATTGGTTTTAGAGATAATAACGAATTTATCACCAAAGACGGCACAATCTTCAAATATGAGGAAAGGACTGTAAACCAGTTCCTTGGAGTTACTTGTTCTGACCTAGAAAAGACGATTGCTATCGGAGATGAGATCATTGATGATATCACCGTATTCGGAATCAACGATAAAGGTGAAGAAGTCAGACTAAGACTAACAGGCACACTATCAGATATCTCTTTTGATGAGGATGGCGTCCCATTCACCAGCATTGGTGAGAAGATTGTAGTAGATACCTTGGGAGAGAACATCCTACCTGCTACTGCGACTAGAGATGCCCAAGATTATGCTGATATCGTTGCTAACAGCTTCATCTATAACACCAGTGTCCGTTTTGAGGTACTTGAGACGAATGGTAGTACATTCAGCATCAATGCTTCCTATTTGGACAAGTCATATATCAATGAGGGTGACTTTGTTGACTTCTTGACCAGAAACTCCCAAGAAGTTCTCTTGGAGAACAGAGTAGTAAATAGCGTTGACTTCTTGAACGCAACAATCACTGTTAGTGATACATCTGGTCTACCCCTCAATGCTCTAATTGATATTAGAAGAAAGCAGAACTTTGCAACTAGTTCAAATACCAATATTGATTATGGTAATGATGCTGTTCTAAGTAACGTCATCAACTTGTATGATGCAAGGGAGTATGATTCCAATTTCTATGTTGCTACTAACTCACTACCATCTTACGAGATGGATGGTTATTGAGAGTGTAATCTCTGGTATCACCACAACAAACTTTGAAGAGTTTGATAAGTTTGAGGATGTTTTCAATACTCTTGTATTTGAGACTCCAGTACCATTCCTAACCGGCGACCTAATTAGGTATACTACCAATTCAAAGGTAACCACTCCGATTTGTGAGATCAGTGAGTACTTTGTTGAAGTATTGAGTGATCCCAGAAAGATCCGCCTCTTCATCTCACCTTCCTTCATTGGTAGTACTAATGCTGTTGGATTCAACGGTGTAGTTTCTCCTGGTGACCACATCTTCACTCTTGCAACTCAGAGTGGTAGAGAGATCAGAAGCCAGAGAACTTACAGAAAGATCCCTATTAGTGATACACAGTTATTACAGAACATCACCATCTCACGTACTCCAGTAGAAGTAGATCCTGGTACTGTTGCTGTACTCACCAATGGTGTTGAGATTCTATCTTACAAAGGTGCTAGCAAGGTATACCTTGGTCCTATCGTAGAGGTGGATCCAGTTGCTGGTGGACGTGGTTACAGCGTAACTAGCCCCCCTGAGATCATTATTGAAGATCCCGATCTACAACTAGTTGCTCCTACTACCGTTGGTCCTTCTACTGCCTATGTAAC